GGGCTGTTAGTACCCCTGTTTCATTTTACTATTTGTTCCCCAAACTAAAATTCGGTATATACACCACAATGTCTTTCGGGGGTGTAAAACAGTTCACAACAGATACACAGTGTATTGTAGCAATAGACAGTGTATAGTAGCACAAGACAGTGACAAATAGTGTTTCACGTGAAACATTTATAAGCGATGTTGTTCCACGTGAAACAGAAAACAAGGGTACTATTTAGATTGCAACATTATATTGAGTAACAAAATATTTGTCTAAAATTTGTAAAAAATAATCGTCTAAAATGTGGACAAAAGAGGCGTTTTTTAGTATAATAATTACAGTAAAGGAAATGAGTTATTTGAAAGGAGTTTTTTAAAATGATTAAAGTTGAATTTATTGAAAATAATGATAATGTTGAAAGTTGGGATATCTCATATCTAGGTAAGAATATTAGAAGTATTAAAAAATCTATAAATACAATGCTTTATTATAAAGATTGTGTTGCTAACATTGTAATAGATGGTAAAGTTGCTTTTACTAAAGTTTTTCAGCAAGAGAATTCTTCCAACTGGAAAGCAGTAAAAGAGACTACCCCAGTAGTTGGAGAGACTACCCCAGTAGTTGAAGAGACTAACCCAGTAGTTGAAGAACTTATAAAATTTAAAGATGGTAGATACCTAGTAACACAAATGCTATTGAAAAAAGATAATGATTGGTTTTCCAATATATTTACAGTGTCAAACGAAAAAATCAAAGACATAAAAAATTTCTGTAATGAGTTTATGAGCAATGTTGAGGGGTATGCATATGTAGTTAGTGTTAAAGATGGTGTTGGTCACATAGAATATGATTGTTGTTACAAGGGAGAAGGTAAACACCCTAAATGGAAAATAAAGAAGTTTAATTCACAAGAACACTTTTAATACAATTTATATGAGGAGGTTTTAAAATGATTGATGTAAAAATTTTTGCTGGGATTGAGATTGCAGGCCGTGACTATTACGAACATTATAGAGGAGTCTCAATAAAAGCCTTTTTACAGCGTTTAAGCTATGAATATGAATTTGAATATGGTGCAAAGATGATTGCTTTCAAAGTCGTAAACAATGTTGTAACAGAGGTTTACACAAAACAGATTAAATGTAATGAACGTACCAAATGGCATAAGTTGGACGGTCTTGACATTGAATTAGATTAATATCTAGTATGCTAGCGGCTTACCTTGTATGCACCAATAGCATATGATATAATAAAGTTGAAAGCAATGTATTTAAAAGTTAGGAGTTGATGAAATGTTTTCAATTCGTGTTCCTTTCAGAAAAATTACTTTTGTCGACAAGGATAGAATTTTCACTGAAATTCTTGATTTTTCAACATACACCAAAAAGGAGGCTCAAGAAATGTACAAGGATAAAGGCTTTATTGTTTCCTTTGAACGGGGGTTTAAAGTCTTTGACATTACACCGAATGATATATCTAATGAGGTGCTGGAACGCATTTATAACGAAATGAAAGAGGGTAAATAATTATGGGTATTTTTTCAGATTTAAATAAGAACTTTGAAAGTCCTTTTACAATTAACCCACCAGAGGACGCTGAATATAAGAAATTATCTGATTTGGATATAGAGGAAAGTTATCAGCTTGTTTCCTGCTATGTGAATACTAAATCAAAATATGGTGCACACCCTGTTGCAGGTGTTGCTGACTATGACGGTGTGCTTTTCAATTTGAGTTTACCACGACATTTAACAGATGTTATTGAAAAGATTGTAGCCACACCCGAATATATACAAGCAATTAATGAGGGTGTATGCAGATTTAAAATTAAAAAGTGTCATAGCAAAAAGTACAATAAAGACTTCTTAACAATTGAATTTCTTGAGTGATTGTAGCTGGTTAGAGGGTGGTATTATATACCACCCTCTTTATTATACGGGTATGCAAAAGAGAGGTATAAACAATGGAAATAACAGTAAGAATACAAGCCAAACCATCATTAAAAACAATTAAAGCCCGTAAGCAGGTTAAACAAGGCAAAGAAAGGGCGTTGAAAGCTAAATTGCGTGGTATGGTAAATCAAGCGAAAAGCCAGTTAAAAGGCTTAGAAAATGCTGGATTAGACACACCAGCAAAACAAAAATTATTAGCTAAAACAGATTTAAAGACTAAAGGAAAATCATATAATCAGCTACAAAGTATATATTTTGCAGTTGACCAATTTTTAAAATCTCAAACAGCCAGTGTAAGGGGAGCAACTCAAAACCTCAATCAAATAGCTAAAATTATTGGCATGCCTAACGTACCAGTAAGCACCCTTGCTAGTTATGCAAGTCAATTTTTTCAAATCGCCAGTTATGCAAAGCAAACTTTACAATCGTATGGACAAAGTATTGGTAGTGAAAGATTATTTCAAGCCATTCGAAAAGTTAGCAAACAGTATAAAACAAACTGGGATAACGCCACGTCAGCTTTAGAGAAAACTGAAATGGTGTTACGTGAAATTCAAAAACAACAAGAACTACAAGCGATTGATGAATTTGAAATGTTCACATTTGAGATACTGGGGGTGAAAAAATGATATGTTCCCTTTTAATGAAACATCTTTAACATGGTACTTGAAAAATCATGTTGTACATGAAACACTGATAAAACAAAGAAAAAAAGATGGTAATATTTTTTATTATAATATCCCGTGTTCATTTGATATTGAAACAACATCATACACATACAAGGGTGAAAAGTGTTCTTTTATGTACATTTGGCAATTTGCTATAAATGATTTTATTTTTTATGGTAGGAGCTGGGACGATTTTTTAAAAGCCCTTAATATAATATCTGATTTATTAGATACCAGCGATAAAAAAAGACTTGTAATATACGTACACAATTTATCTTTTGAATTTCAATTTATGCGTAAATATTTAGAATGGAGCAATGTATTTTCATTAGACGAAAGAAAACCAATAAAAGCACTTACAGCGAATGGTATAGAATTTAGATGTTCATATATTTTATCGGGGTTATCTTTAGCATTAACCGCAAAAAATTTAGTATCGCATAATATAGAAAAATTAGCAGGTGATTTAGATTATAATTTAGTACGACATGAAAATACACTTCTAACTAAACAAGAATTAAAATACTGTGAATATGATGTTAAAATAGTAATAGCATATATACAAGAACAAATTGCAGAATATGGAGATATAACAAAGATACCATTAACCAACACCAGCAGAGTAAGAAATTTTGTTAGAAAAAATTGCTTTTACGGAATGAAAGAAAAAAAGTCATATAGTCAATATCAAAAGTATCATGACATTATGAAATGTTTAACACTAGCACCCGAGGAATACAAGTTATTAAAATTCTGCTTTCAAGGTGGCTTTACTCATGCAAATTATACTAAGGTAGGTCAGAAAATAGAAAATGTTTATAGCATTGATTTCACATCTAGTTATCCAGCGGTTATGTTATCCGAATTATACCCAATGTCAAAACCTTTAAAGCTGGGTGATGTCCCACGTGAAACAATGGAGGAAAAAATTAAATTAAAATATAAAGGTTTTATGTTTGTTGTAAGATTTACCAATATAGTAAGCACCAAACAAGAAATGTATATTAGTGAACATAAATGCACGAATACAAAAAATATAAGCGTAAATAATGGGCGTGTTTTTTCTGCTGATAGCTTAATAACATCTATGAACGATATTGACTATAATATTTGTAAGAATTGTTATAAATGGGATAATGTGGAGTTTTTCAGCGTGTACGAATTTACATTGGACTACTTACCAAAACCAATTATTTTATCTATCATAGATTTATACAAGAAAAAAACTGAATTAAAAGGTGTATTAGGATATGAAAACGAATATTTAAAGTCTAAAGGTATGTTAAATTCAGTGTATGGCATGAGTGTAACTGACATAGTAAGGGACGAAATAATTTATAATGAAGAATGGAGCACCAGCAAAGCAGATATAGAAACAAAAATAGAAGAATATAATGAGTCAAAAAATAGGTTTTTATATTATCCGTGGGGTGTGTGGGTGACGGCATACGCAAGAAAAAATTTGTGGTTAGGGATTTTATCTATTGGGAAAGATTATATATACAGTGATACGGATAGTATAAAATTTACAAATTACGAAAGTCACAAAAAATTTATTGAAATGTATAATGCAAACATCGAAAGAAAACTAAGAGAAATGTGTAAGCACTATAACATACACTTTTCAGATTTAAAACCAAAGACTAACAAGGGTGTAGAAAAATTAATAGGAGTCTGGGATTTTGAGGGGTGTTATCAGTATTTCAAAACGCTGGGTGCTAAACGATATATTTATTGTGAAAATGATAAACTACATATAACAGTGGCTGGGCTTAGTAAAAATTATGGTGGTGATTATTTAACCAAAAAATATAACAATGATATGAATAAAATTTTTTCTGCTTTCAATGATGATTTGTATGTACCAGCAGAATTTACAAATAAAATGACACACACATATATAGATGATGATATGTGCATAGATGTTGTTGATTATCAGGGTAATGAAAAAACTGTATATACAAAAACTGGCATACATTTAGAGCCTTGTGACTTTACATTATCAATTAGCAAACAATATCAAGACTTCTTAAAAATGTTTATGCAGGGGTACACTTTTAAAGACAATGAATATTAATTTGTTTCACGTGCAATATATAGGAGTGATAAACAATGAAGAAAACAAAAAACAACTTTTATAATCTGAACATCATACTTTCAAAAAAAGCCACTTATAATATAATTATTGGTGAACGCTCCAATGGTAAAACCTACTCCATTTTAAAATATGGTGTAGAGCAATATTTTAAAACTGGTGGCCAAATTGCTATTGTTAGGCGGTGGAAAGAGGATATCACAGGACGTCGAGCCAGTGACATTTTCACGTCAATTAATAATGATAAAATTGTAGAAAAATTATCTGCTGGTCAGTATCAAGGTATATGCTATTGGGCGGGTAAATTTTACGTGTGTACATATGACGAAAACGGCAAACCAATTTTCAATGCTAATAATTGCATAGGATATTGTTTCGCCCTATCAGATACGGAACATAATAAATCAATCAGTTATCCAAACATTACCACAATTTTCTTTGATGAATTTTTAACAAAACATATCTATTTAGCAGATGAATTTATTTTATTTATGAACACAATCAGCACTATAGTGAGACAACGGGATAATGTGAAAATATTTATGGCAGGAAATACAGTTAATAAATTTTGCCCTTACTTTCAAGAAATGGGATTAAAACACATTTCTAAAATGCGACAAGGTGACATTGATTTATATAAATATGGGGATAGCAGGTTAATTGTTGCGGTCGAGTATTGTTCCAGCACCAGCAACACAAAGAAAAGCAATTTTTACTTTGCTTTTGATAATCCAAAATTACAAATGATTACTTCTGGTGCATGGGAACTAGATATATACCCACATATCCCTTGCAAATATAAAAAACATGATGTGTTATTTGACTTCTTTATCCAATTCGATGGTGAAATAATTCATGGCGAAATAATCAACCTAAAATCTGATGTTATTTTATATTTTCATTTAAAGACTACCCCACTGAAAGAAAAATCAATTGTTTTCACCTTTGAAGATAATATCAGCATGTATTATAATAGAAATATATACAAACCGAATTTTGCTGGGGGTGAAAAAATTGTGTGGTTATTAGAGCACGGGAAAGCATTTTATCAGAATAATGAAGTGGGTAATATTATTTCCAACTATCTAAAAATATGTAAGAGGTGATTTGTGTGGATTTATTACAAGTGGCTAGTAATTTTGGTTTTCCCGCTATTATGTGCGTAATGCTTTTTAAGAAAATGGAAAAGCAGGAAACGAGATACATGAGCAATGAAAATAAATTACGCAATGTTATTAATGATAATACTCAAGCAATTATTGAATTAAAATCGATGTTAACTAAAGAGGTGAAATAGTTTGAAAAAAGAATGTTATGATTTTTTGAATAAACAGAAAAATATTGATACTTACATTTTAAATACTTTATGCAAAACGCAAAGTATGTTCAAGTATCATAATTTACCCGACACAATACCCGAAAAGATACTTGAAAAATTCTTACAGAAAAACGGTTTTACGTGTTTCGCTAAATATGAAAATGATTTATATATCTTTTATGGCGGTTTAGGTGGTAAACCAAATGTGTACGATTCACCAACAATTTGCACTGTATCAAATCCAGCGTTAAATTTTTCCGCTGATTTGGAAATAGATAAAGATTGCGTTATTGTAGAAAATGATTCATATAAAATGGGATTAATTCCTATTATAGAAAAATATTCTGCTATGTTGGTTGAGAACGATATTTCAACTTTTTTAGCTACTGTGAACACCCGAATAACTACTATTTTTGCTGGTGGTGATGATAACACAAAAAATTCAGCAGAGGAATATTTGCGTAATATTTTTGCTGGAAAGCTGGGTGTAATTGCTGACAATACGTTTTTAAATTCTCTTTCAATCAATCCAGCTAGCAGAACTAAAGATAACGCCTTAACTGATTTAATTACCCAAAACCAATATCTAAAAGCATGTTTACTAAATGACATTGGATTAAATGCAAATACTCAGTTGAAAAAAGAGAGGTTATTAACAGCAGAAATTGAGAACAATTCAGATAGCTTATATCCGTTCATTGATGATATGTTGGAATGTAGGAGAATTGGAGTTGATAAAGTTAATAAAATGTTTGGTACATCTATAGAAGTCGAATTAAATTCTAGCTGGGATTATAGATTGTACAATGGTATGAGCATTCATAATACGGAAGATGAAATTGATTTGGAGGACTTGGAAAATGAAAACAATGGTAAAGAAAATGTTAGTGAAGATGTTAATCCAAATGTTGTTGATGTTAACCCCCGAAATGGAAAAGAAGTTGAACGAAATTCTGAAAAGGATTTAGCCAACCATGTAGATGGTGAACTATCAAATGATGACAAAGAAAAGGAAGATGAATAATGTTATATGGTATCGATGTATCAGAACACAACGGGAAAATAAATTGGTCTGAAATAAAGCGGTCAGGGATTGATTTTGTTATTATTCGTTGTTCTTATGGCAAACATGAGGATAGCAATTTTAGGGAAAATGTATACCATGCTTATAATGTAGGTTTGAAAGTGGGAGCATACCATTATAGTTACGCCCTTAATGAAAATCAAGCACTAGAGGAAAGCAAGTTTGTAGCAAATCTGATAAAGGAAAGCGGGTGTTTTTTACATTTACCAATTTTCCTAGATATGGAGGACGCAGACAAGTATAAAGAAAACCACGGTTTTATTTTTAGTAGGGAAAATGTCACAGATGTATGTAAAGCATTTATAGAAAATATTCGGTTAAAATATGATGTTGGTTTATATAGTTCTTATAGCTGGTTGAAAGACTTCATAGATTGGAAGTCGCTTAATTGTGCTGTTTGGTCTGCTCAATGGGCAAGTTATGATAATTTTAAAGGTTATATTTGGCAATACACAGATAGCAAAGAAATCAATGGTAAAATTTTTGATGGCAATGTTATGTATGAACAGGGGGCAGATTTTTAATGACTATATTAGAAAAATTTTCAGATGAAAATTTATTTGAAGAAATGAATAAAATTCAACCACTACCATGGAATGATTATATTTACGTTAATATGGTATGGTTAAAAAGATACGGACAACGGAATATTTTACTAACATGGATTGACGCTCCCGTAAATGAAATAGCACAAGCAATGTTAATCATGTGTTATAATCGTTGGAAATTGCTTTTTGATAACGTAACTAATAATATTTTAGCTAATGGTAATAAAGCAACTTCCACTACTAGAACTGTTACAGATAACAACAATGTTGAACGTGAAACAAATAATAATTCAATTCAAAAAACTAGTGCATATGATGTAGAGGATTTTTCAGATAAAAATAGTAGTAGCGACACAACTAACTTAACTGAGACATATAATAATGATAAAAAAGAAGTTATTGAAAGCACAGGGAAAGCAGGTAATTTTACAAATGATTTTTTGGCTTTTAATTCTTTTTTGACTAAAACCAATTTTTTTGATATGGTATATACAGATATAAATGATGTTCTAACTGTTAAAGTATTGGAGTGTGATATATAATGAAAGTTGAACAGATTTATAGTTTAATGAACACAGTAACAAGTGAGATTTTGGGTAAATCTGACGTGGTAGCCGAGGATTTATCCAATGTGGTCGATGTTGGTACAGAACTTTTTGACCAGACCAGCGTTGACAATTATGTTAAATCCCTTGTCAATCACATCGGGAAAGTGATTTTTGTTAATCGTCCATATGCTGGTAATGCTCCTAGCGTTCTTATGGACGGCTGGGAATTTGGTAGCGTGCTTGAAAAGGTGCAGGCAGATATCCCAGAGGCAACTGAGAATCAGAGTTGGGAGTTGACCGACAAGCAGGAATACAAGCAGGATATTTTTTACAAGCCTAGCGTATCTGCTAAATTCTTTAATAAACGTGTTACTTTCGAGGTGGCAATGTCTTTCACTGATAGACAGGTAAAAGAGTCTTTTTCCAGTGCTGAACAGCTTAACGGCTTTTTGTCTATGCTTTATAACAGCGTTGAGAAGTCTATGAGTATCAAAATTGATTCTCTTATTATGCGTACTATCAATAACATGATTGCCGAAACAATCCACGATGATTACAAAGACAGTACCAGCGATTTGACAACAAAGAGCGGTGTAAAGGCTGTTAATCTGTTGTATCTGTACAATCATAAGTACACAAAGACTCTGACCGCTGAACAGGCTATAACTGACGCTGATTTTATCAGATTCGCAAGTTACACAATATCTCTTTATAAAGACAGATTAAGCAAAATTTCAACCCTGTTCAATGTTGGTAAAAAGGAGCGATTTACTGCTGGTGATTATCTGCACACCATTTTGTTATCTGACTTTGTGAGTGCTTGTGATGTTTTCTTACAGTCCAACACATTTAACAAGGAAATGGTTGCATTGCCTACTGCTGAACGTGTTCCATATTGGCAGGGTAGTGGCACAGATTATTCATTCGCAAAAACAAGTGACATTCATGTTACTTGTGCTAGCGGTGAGGAAATTGTTGTTAGCGGTGTTATTGGTGTAATGTTTGATAGGGATGCCTTGGGTGTTTCCAATCTTTCCAGACGTGTTACTACAAACTACAATGCCAAGGCAGAATTTTATAATAATTACTACAAGTTTGACGCTGGTTACTTCAACGACCTTAATGAAAATTTTGTGGTATTCTTCATGGAGTAATAACGATTGGTGGTGCAATCTTATATGGTTGCACCGCCTTTTTATTTTGAGGTGGTTAAATGAATGTAAAATTTTTAAATACGACTAGTATGTATAATTCGATTAACAAAAAATATACTAATGTTATAGAAAAAAATATCGTACTGAAAAACCAATGTGAAATTATAAACCCACAAATCGTTGTATTTAGAGACGATATATTATATCAAAGTAATTATGTATATATACCAGTTTTTAAACGATATTATTTTATAACTGGTATTGAGATTTTAACACAAAAAACATTGTTAATTACATTACATGTTGATGTTTTAGAGTCATTTAAAAATGATATCTTAAAAGGTAAAGGATATATACAAAATAGTGAAAACGTAAATCCCTATTTTGATAGTCCAGATTATTCAGAACAAGAAAATTTTGAAACGGATTTAATTAAAGTTGATTGTGGTTTTGATTTATCTAACCAAAGTATGGTTTTAACAACAATAGGAGGTTAATTATGAGTTGTGGAATATATGTTAATTTTGATATTTCTAATTTATATAGTTTTAGATATGCACGTGATTTAACCTTAGAGACTTTTACACCCGATAAAAATACATTTTCTGTTAATAGTGAAGTAATTACGCCAACCAAAAAATTCGTTATCGACTCTATTGTTAGAAGTATTGAAAACAAATTCACGTTAAAATTCGATAGACCTCAAACTTTTAATAATGCAATGTTTTATTATGCTAGTGGTTATACATCACCTTTTACAGCTACCACAGAAAATTTCACAATAAATTCGCAAGTATGGAACACTGAAAAAACTGAACTCACTATTAGTGTTACACCCAAAATTACTATGGACTCTTTTTCAGATAGAATTTTAATTTTAATAGATGGAAGTGCCCCACCACCTCCGCCAACAAAATATAAAGTTGTTATCACTGGTGCTATACAAAACGCTACTTGTAATTATGAAAATAATGAAGATGTTGATAATTCTAAAGATGTTATTATAACAGCTAATGAAGGATTTTATTGGGATAAAACCTATTATCCTTTAGTAATACAACCTGACGATGACGATATAAGAACATTCGATATTTCAGCAGATAAAAAGAAATTAACTTTTAAAATACCTTCTGATTTAAGTGGTAATATTGAATTGGACTCTAATTATGTAGCTAAAAAGTTAGAAGAAGTATACAAAGTATTAATCACTGGTACAATAAAAAACGCTACTTGTAATTACTCTAATAATGAAATAATTGATATTGCTAAAAAACCAAAAATCATTATAACCGCAACTAATGGATATTTTTTTACAAGTAGAAATTATCATTTGAAAGTTAATCATTTAAGTAGCCCATATTTTGACTATTCACGTACCACATTAACGTATGACATAACATCTATAACTTTAGGCACAAATATTGAATTATATGACAATTATGTCGCTAATAAACCAGTAATAAAAGTAAGTGAATTTAATCATTTATATGAAATAACTGAGGACGAATTATCTAAATTAGCAGCAGAAAGATTTTCAGTTAGTGATACGGGAATAGTTGACTATGGTGTATATATAAACTCACTTTATAAATTGCCGTTCAAAATTGACCCTAGTTTATTAGGTGATAAAGAAAGTATAAAATTAGGAAGGTTTTCAGCTAGTGCGCAATCAGCAATTATTACTACAGATACACTTAATTTTACTTTACCCACAATTACGTGTGAAGAAAAATATGAAAATGTTTATGATTATAAGAATGTGAAAGCTATTTTATATGCTCCATTTTTCCAACCAATAGAATTAGATATACAATATGTCATGAACTGTACTTTGACTGTAAACATGATATTAAACTTGTATGTTAATAAGATGGCTATATTTATTAAATCTAGTTTTAATGAGTCAATTGTACATTTTGATGAGGTTACTGTAGGAACTAATATACCATTTGTTACAGCTGAATATAATTTTGTTAATGCTAGAGATATAGAGTTTAACCCTAATGTCACTAATCAAATGGTATTAGAAATTACTAGGAAAATTCCTTTACAAACTAATTTAAAATATCATATAAATAAAATTTATGATAGTTTAAATAATTATAATGGATTTATTTCTGTGAATAACCTTGAAATTGTTACTACCGCAACCTCTAATGAATATGATGAAATTGTTAATTTACTTAATCAAGGTATTTTCATAAACAATATATAATGTTGCAATCTAAATAGTACCCTTGTTTTCTGTTTCACGTGGAACAACATCGCTTATAAATGTTTCACGTGAAACACTATTTGTCACTGTCTTGTGCTACTATACACTGTCTATTGCTACAATACACTGTGTATCTGTTGTGAACTGTTTTACACCCCCGAAAGACATTGTGGTGTATATACCGAATTTTAGTTTGGGGAACAAATAGTAAAATGAAACAGGGGTACTAACAGCCC